TCAAGCATTATTAGGTCTTAATCCTTTAGGTTCTTCTTTTGACGATGAACATCCTGATGGTCTTGAAAGCACTTTTTCAACAGGTACACTTAGTCTTAGCATAGGTGCCGATCCCTTTGATCCTGTACTAGGTTTTGGTTTTTCGGATTTAAATACTTTAGTTATTTCTCAAGGTCAGTTATTTACACTAGAAGGTAATGTATTTGATTTTCCAGATGGAGGAGGTTTACTTACAGGATCAGTTGGAACTATTACTCCTAAAGTTATTAGTAACTTAGTCGGAGTGTCAAATCAAACTTTGTTACTAGGAAATCTTAAAGGTAAATTATTTTTACTTATGGAGAGTGGAAGTAATATAGGAATTAGTGGCCCTGATGTAACTATAGAATTATATGGTTTGATTGGAATAGCAGAAAGAACTAATCCAGCGCTTAGTGCTAGACATCTTATTAATGATCACGATAATCGTACTAATATAACAAAAATAAAAGGTAACATTAGACCATTTAAAGAGCAAGGAAAAGATTTTAGTAAGCACGTTTCTCCGCATGGACCAAGAACTTCTATTTTACTTACTCACTTTTTAAGTGGTATAAATGCTACAGGAGAAACTGAATTACCTACAATAAATACAGATACTTTTATATCAAATGTACAAAGTACAACTTCAATAGAAAATATTACAACAGAATCACACAACACTTTAATTATTGTAGGACAAGAAACAACAGGCAGTGTTTCAGCAACAATACCAAAAGTAAATGCAATTGTTTCAGGAGTAGAATCTACCACTGCCGTAAACAGTAATATAAAAGTTAATAGCGGAAGTACTCTTGTAGCAACCCCTAGTGTAGGAAACATTGGTATAGTTTCTGCAAGAGTATCAGTCGAGAAAATAATATCTAATGTAATTAGTTTGTTTGAAAATAGAGCGCCTCAAATTAATACTGCAGGTTCTTTAAGTACAACGGTAGGAAATAGTGCTACAGGAAACATAGATACAACAGCAGTAGTATTTAACTTTGCTAATTTTGCAGACAAATTTACTAGAGAAAATTTAGTTACGGCAAGTGATACATCAAGATTAATTACAATAGCTTCTCAAAATAGAAAAGTATTTGCATAAAGGAAAACAATATGGCATTAAGTTGGCCCGATAAAGACCCAGATGAAACTCTAGATTATAGCATTGATTGGAGTGCTTTTCTTGGTGATGCTACTATATCTAATGTACAGTGGGCAGTAAAATCTAATGCTTTTAAACCAGAAACAAACATTAATCCCGGTCAAACTATAACTAATATTTCATCTAATGCTGTAATAGATGATATTATGTTAGTGTCAAAAACAAATACAAACAATGTTGCTTCTGCTTATATTGGAGGTGGATTAAATTCAGAAACTTATGTATTTTATTGTACTATAACAGACAGTTTATCACGTACTTCACAAAGAGCAATTAAATTAAAAGTCAAGGATAGATAATGGCATATAATTTTTTAGGTTTAATTAACGATGTTAATAGAAGGTTAAATGAAGTAGAATTAACAACTACTACATTTAACACTGCTATTGGTGAGTATAGTATGATTAAAGATGTTATAAATGCTTCTATACGCTATATCAATCAACACGAATTTGAATGGCCTTTTAATCACGAAACTGAAAACGAAACAGTTACAGTAGGCACTGTAAGATATGATTTTCCTTCTAATGCTAAAAGTGTTGATATGAATACTTTTAGAATAGAAAGAAATAGCACATTAGGAAATCAAACTAAAAAATTAAAAGTTATAAGATATAATGAATATCTAGAAAAATACGTTGACAACGAATATAATACATCTACTGTAGTGCAAGGAATGCCTCATTCAGTAGTTCGTACTCCTAGTGAAGAGTTTGCTTTAGTGCCATCACCAGATAAAGCATATACAGTTACTTATGAATATTATAAAATACCTTCTGATTTAACTACAGCTACATCTGTACCAACATTGCCAGAACAATTTAGATATGTTATAATAGATGGTGCTATGTATAATGCTTATTTATTTAGAGGAGAAAGTCAAGAAGCTGCAATGATGCAACAACGATTTGAGCAAGGAATTAAACAAATGAGAACTATTTACATAAATAGATACGAATATGTTAATTCTACTATGCTTACACGTAGTGCGTATGCTTCTAATACAAGAGTTAATTAATGGCTAGTACCAGAGAAACTTTTCCTATTGAATTTAAAGGTGGTCTTATTACTAATATGAGTCCTCTTCAACAAGGTATAAATGCTCCCGGTTCAGCTACTGTATTACAGAATTACGAATGTGCTATAGATGGTGGATATAGAAGAATATTAGGTTTTAAAAAATTTAGTAGTAATATTATTCCTCCTTATGGAAAACCTGTTGTACATGGAGCTAGTCAAACTGGAACGTCTATTATTATTGCTAATATTTATACTTCTCCTATTATAGGAGATAAATTTACAGTAACAGGTATAACAGGGACTTATACAATAAGCAATGTATCTTTTGATAGCGTAAATAATAGAGCAACTTTAACGTTAACTACTTCTTTAGCTTCTAGTCCTGTTAATGCAGCAGCTATTAATTTTACTTCAATAGTATCAAAATATACAGCAAATGGATTAGGAATATTTAGCACAGATGCTGGCGTAAAAGCTATAATAGGTTACAATAACGATTTATTTCAAACAGGTGGAGATTTAGTATCTTCTGAATATGAAAAAATAAATGTTCCTAACTATGGTACTCCTTTAGTAAACGGAAGTAGTCAAACAGGAACAACATTAATAATAGATGGTATCACATCAGCCCCTCAAAATGGAGATGTTTTTACAATTAATGGAGTAGATAAAGTATATACAGTTAGAACAAACGCTACTGTTTCTTCTGGTGGAACAACTTTAACTATTGATCCCGCACTTGCTTCTAGTCCAGTAGATGATGCAGCACTAACTTTTATTAGTACAAGTAGAAAATTAGCTTTACAAACAAGAATTACTGACTATAACTATAGTGGAACACAAAAAATTGCTATTGTAGATGGTTTTAATTCTCCTGCTTTATATGATGGTACAACATATACTGCATTAAACTCTGCACCATCTGATGTTCAAGGTGCTTCATTTGTAATAAATTATAGAAATCATTTATTTTTTGCTAAAGGTTCAAAACTTACTTTTACTGCACCTTTTACTGATAATGATTTTAACACAGGCAACAATGCAGGAACTATTCGTGTATCAAATAATATAACAGGATTAATAGTATTTAGAGAACAACTAATTATATTCACACAAAATAGTATAGAAAGAATTACAGGAAGTACAGCATCTGATTTTTCTTTAAAGCCAATTACTACTGACATAGGAACTTCTAGTCCAGAATCAATTCAAGAAGTAGGTGGCGATATAATGTTTCTTGGTCCTGATGGACTTAGGCTTTTAAGTGGTACAGATCGTATTGGAGACTTTGGACTAGGAGTTATTTCAAAAGCTATTCAAAGTAAATTAACAGATTTTATAGATTCTAATATTAATTTTACTAGTGTTGTGATTAGAAGTAAATCACAATATAGATTATTTGCAAACAATTTATTTAGCAATGGTATTATAGGCACACAATTTTCTTCTCAAGGTGGAGAAAACTTTGCTTGGTCTGAAATGAGTGGTATTAAAGCTAACGTAGCCGCAAGTAATTTATATAATAACAAAGAAGTTATTTTATTCTCTAACGATACAGGATATGTTTATCAATTAGAAAGCGGAAATAGTTTTGATGGAGCTAATATATCAGCAGTATATCAAAGCCCTTTTATGCCTTTAAATGATCCTAGAATGCGTAAAACAATATATAAATGCACAATTTTTACAAATCCAAAAGGCTCTATTGAATTTGATGTATCTTTAAAATTTGATTTTGATGAATTAAACTCAGTTCAACCTAATGCAATTAGTTTTAGTAATATAGCATCAACTGTTTCTTTTTACGGTCAAGCATTATTTACTAATACTGCATCAGATACTTCTGCTAAATATGGTGGAAAATTAGCTAGAATATTTAAAACTCAAACAGTAGGAACAGGATTTGTAGTATCTTTAAAATTTGAAACAGATAATACTAATCCCTCTTTTGGTTTAGATACAGCTACGTTAGAATATAATACAAATGCAAGAAGGTAATTAAAATGGGTACAGGCTACACAAGACAAGATAATGCTAATAATATTGCCAATGGTAACATTATTAATGCTGATGACCTTGATGCTGAATTTGATCAAATTGCATTAGCTTTTGGTACTTCTGGTCATTCTCACGATGGCACAGCAGAAGAAGGAGGAAGAATAAATACACTTGGACCTAGTGGGGAATTTATTGCTAGTTCTACTACTGTAACTCCTAATTCTAATAATACAGTAGATATAGGTACGTCTAGTTTACAATTTAAAGACCTTTATATAGATGGTATGGCATATATTGATGGACTAAATCAAGATGTATTAGTAGATACAAATAAAAAAGTTCAGTTTAGAGATAATGCAATTCATATTCAATCTAGTGTAGATGGTCAATTAGATATTGTAGCAGATGCAGAAGTGCAAATTGATGCTACTAAAGTAGATATAAATGCTAATTTAGAAGTATCGGGATCACTAACAGTTGGTACTACATCGTTTTCTGAAGCTACACTTAGCGTATTAAATGGTGCAAGTGTAACTACTGATGAGTTAAACTACAATGATACAGGCGCTGCAGTTGGTACTGTTGTAGCAAATAAAACTGTTACGGCTGATGCTAATAAGGACGTAGCAAGTTTTCGTAACTTAACACTTACAG